AAAGCACCCTTGCCACATCCAAAATCCATTACACTACTGGGTTGATAGTCTTTAAGAAATTGCTCTACAATTCTGTAGGCTTTGTGACCGTTTCTAAATTTGCCTTTGGCATGCATGCGGTTCAGTTGTTTTTGATAGTCAGGATTGATTATGGTCATTTGTAATTTACCTCTACGTATGTTGTTTTTGGAACTCTGTGCTTTGTTACTACGGATTCTAAGTAATAGGGGCTCATAACAACTTTATTTCTACACAGGCCCGTTTTTTGCCACCTGTGTTACTCACAACATTCACAACTTCAAATCCATCTACACCAATGTAGTTTGTGGCCGTACCCTTGCATCTAATGTCTAAAATAATTCTAGTGTTTTCATGCGAATGTTTTTTCATCAAGTCTATGTAGGTTTTTACAGGATAATGATGTCCGCAACTGAGCCATGATGTTATAAGGTCAAACTTAACATCGCCGGGTATGTTGATGTTGTTGGCATCAATCAGTTGATAGTTCTTTGTGCCAAGTTCTTGTAGTTTTGAATTTAAAAAATCAAATGTGTGATAAAATTTTAATTGGTCGGGATCTGTATTCCAGTTGCCGTAACTGGCTGACTCGGGCTTGGTAGCATTAGTACTGGCATCACCATCCAATAACCAAAGTTCTGTACCGTATTTTTCATTGAACCATCGGCTTTGCCAAGCAAATCCGCACCCAATGTCTAATAGTCGACCCACAGGCTGATTGAGATAAGCATCTACTATTTCAAAACTTGCTCGATGTTTGTCTCGATATCGGTCACTGGCCCATTTGTGGGACCACTGTTCAGAATCCTCGGCACCCTTATCAATGTCGTCAGTTGTGTCTAGTTCCATCCCATAATCCAATCATCTCTAATTTGATCTAGCTTGATCATACCCCATGATTCCAACAATGCTATGGCAGCAAATTGTCCATAGTCCTTGCTGTAAGCGTCATGTGGTTTTTGTTCTATAACCATGATAGGCCTGCAACGTTTCACAGTTTGTTCTGCACCTTGCAACACACGATATTCATAGCCTTCACAGTCTATCTTTATGTAGTCTATATTGTCCATGTTTAGGTTATCAAGTTTTACCACTTGCACATCACCAGTGCCCAATGTTGCTGGATCCAAGTGACTGTGTCCACTATTGCCTTCTGTGATGATCATTGTAGCTTGAGTGTCGTGATCACCTAATGCTAGTGGACTGATAAAAAAGTTAGCACCACTCACGTTCTTTTCCAAACACTCTCTAAACACAGCAACTGGTTCAAATGCAACAACCTTGGCAAAATTGTCCACTAGGTCTCGACTCCATAGTCCTACATTGGCACCAATGTCCAGTGCAGTTCCGCGTTTGGCACACAGCTCAATACTGCGACGGCGCACAGCAATTTGGTATTCTGGCGGTAGTCCTTTGTCTACACTTTTCTTTAGCATTTTGGGGAAGTGTGTTTCAAAGTCGGGAAAATGCCAACCGTAATGTTCATTCATTGTATGTCTCCTGTAATATTTTTAATGCGGTGCCATCTGCCAATTCTTGATTGCTGAATTGTGCATAAGCCAAATGGCATGCCCATGCTTCGATTTGATCCCTACTGGGGTACCATGGATTGTCAATTTTAGATAAGTCAGTGTTACTAACTGGTAATGCAGCATTGCATGGTGCCAATACAAATGCAGGCACACCAGCCATAATACTTTCTGTGGCTGCTATTGAATTAAATGTTACCACAGCATGTACATCAGCCAATGCTGATTCCATACTGTTAGCCACCCGCGACTGGCGGTTTGGATCTCGTTGTCTTATTTCTATTGGGCGGTCTGTGTGTTGTTTTATAGTTTCCACAGTGGAATGTAACCAATCATTCAAATTGATATCATAAAAAATACATGGCTTTTCGTCTGGTGCTGCAATCAATATTTTTGTGCCAGTTTTTTTAGGAGCCAGCGGACTCATCCCCAGTCGATGCCAACGGTCGGCTGGCCGCTTGATTATTTGTCCATGTTGCAGATTGTTTGGTACAATTCTGTGCCAAATTTTATCACCTCGTGGATTTTTGGTGTATTTTTTGTTGCCAAGATATCCAGAGTCCATATACCAAAATGGTCTGTTGTCTGCCCAGCATTGTTTGATAATTTTATGTTTCATGATGCCACGGATTACCAATGGCGCACTACTATCTTCGTACCGCCATGTTTCTAATTCTGTTGGCACTGCTCCTGCACCTCGAGCAAACATTTCTATATATTCGTCAGAATTTTTCTTGTTGAGAAATATCCAGTTCATTGCCAGTATGCCTCTGTTCGTTGGACCTTTAGGTCTGTGGCTGGACTGCGTCCTGTGGTTTTACGTTTGCCTTTGAGATGATCCAAATATGCACCCCAGTGTGAGTTGATTAAGGGATGGCCTTCACCGGTGATCAAATGACTTGACCAATCTAGCTCCACTAGAGGATGATGTTTTCTTACTGCATCAAACACAAACGAATCATGCCATTCGGCTAGAGTAAAAATACCTTGCTCAGCATCATCATAGTATCGTTGAAATTGTGTTAAAAAATCTCTTGTGCGTTGACTTTGAAGGTTCATTGCGTATAACCCACACTCACTAAACTTACCACGCCGCCCTAAAAAGCAAAGATCTGTTGTGGCAGGGCACAATCTTTCTAAATCTTCTTGAGCAATAGGACTATGGCACACCGTATCTGCATCCATCCAAATCAACCAATCAGTGTTGGTGTTTTTGGCACAATGGAAAATGCTGTAGACCTTGTGAGCAAATCTCACAGCGTCCCATTTGAATCCTTTGCCTGCGTCTCGGCGTCGAGATCTAACAGGATCAGCACTGACATCTCCATTGGCTTTGGGCACATTGTGCCACTGAGATTTGAATCTCACTAATTCTGGGCTGACCTGACTCAAATTGTGCACTGTGAGCCGGGGCGATGATTCTTGCACTGCACAGTCTTCGGCATAGACGATCAAGTTAATGGGCCAGTTCTTTAAAAACGTTGTAATCATGCGCTGACCGTAGTTCTTGTATCCAGCAGCGTTGAAAGTGGTACATACTGTGTATTTCATGCGAGATATTTAGTGATCAAGAACATCGCCTATTACCCTTCACAGTGTGCCCAGAATGCTCCGCCAGTGCTTGACGCTTTTTTGCAAGGCTGTGCTAGTCATGGCATTGCCACGGTGGCCAACAGCTGGGACGCTGATGCAGCAGTGATTTGGAGTGTGTTATGGAATGGCCGCATGCAAGCCAACCGTAGAGTATACCAGCACTATCGCGCACAAGGCAAGCCAGTGATTTGCATAGATATTGGGGCATTGAAAAGAGGCATAACTTGGAAAGTAGCCGTCAACAACATCAATGCCGATGGCTATTATGGTCATTGTGAAAATCTTGATTTTGATCGTCCTCGCAAACTACAAGTTGCAATGCAACAACCTAAATTAATCAAACCAGCTATCTTAATTGCAGCACAGCATCCTCTCAGTTTGCAAGTTGAAAACATTGATCAGAGTCAATGGTTTGCCAAAGTATTGACAGAGTTGAATACAGATTTGCCTGTGGTGTTGCGGCCTCATCCTAGAGGCCGTATTGATTATCAGTGCATTGCTGGTAAAGTTTCTGTGCAACATGGTAGACCATTGCCCAAAACTTACGACAGCTTTGACATAGACTACGCATATCAATTGGTGATAAATTACAACTCAGGAGCTGGTGTGCAAGCAGCACTGTTGGGTGCCAATGTCTTGGTAGATAAATCCAGTTTGGCTTACACGGTAAGTAAAGGCATGGACAAAACACAATGGCTTGTGGAAATTTGTCACACCGAATACACACTACACGAAATAGCAGCAGCAACATGGTTAAAAAGAATAGGTCACAGGTTGGAATTGTAGACTGCGCCTGTGTTATACATAGCACTGGGTATGACTGGATTTATGTTGAACGACTGTACAACATGTTGTCACGCAATTTGCCGCGCATACGTTTTCACGTTTACACTGAACACGACAGATCAGTGCCACCCCATATGATCAAACACTGTTTGGAAGAATGGCCAGGCATCAAAGGTCCCAAAAAATCTTGGTGGTACAAAATGCAGTTGTTCAATGCAGAACATCATCAAGACAACTTGCTGTACTTTGATCTTGATTGTGTTGTTGTAAAAAATTTAGCTTGGCTACCAACTTTGCCAACGGAAAAATTTTGGACCATCAAAGATTTCAAATACCTTCAGAATCTAAAATACGTAGGCATTAACAGCAGCGTCATGTGGTGGAATGTCAAACGGTTTGAGCATGTTTGGAACGAATTTAAAACCAAAAATATTTTAACCACTGTAAAAACTTACTATGGTGATCAAGACTATCTCAATGAAGTCATTGGCAACGATGATAGACGCTACTTTGACAGCAGATTGATAGAAAGTTATCGATGGCAAGTCAAAGATGGCGGGTATAATTTCAAGCATCGCCAGGTAAACCAGCCAGGTGCGGGTGCAGTGATCAGCGGTGACGTCAGTGTTTTGGTGTTTCATGGCCAGCCCAAACCGCATCAAGTGATAGATCCTGTGATTCAACAATTTTGGTGTTGAACCAGGTTGATCAATATTGCTGTTCACGCTACAATTGACTCATGCTTTATTTTTCCTATGGAATGAACACCAATCGATCTGGCATGGCTCAACGCTGCCCTGGCGCACTGAGTCTGGGTGCAGCTCGATTGTTGAATTATAGTTTTAGATTTGCTGTTCATGCCGACGTGGTTTCCTGTGAAGACAGTTTTGTAGACGGTGTGTTGTGGAGCATTGATCAACATCACCTAAACAGTCTTGACCGGCTAGAAGGCTATCCATGGTATTACGACCGCCGAGAACTGGCAGTACAACATCAAGAGCGCACAGTGATGGCTCACTGCTACTATATGCAACCTGGTGTGGCCGATGCGCAACCCACGCAACAGTATCTTGACACTGTGATAGAGGGCTACAGACAACATGGCGTGCCCACTGATCAACTGTACAATTTTCTATATTTGTTGTAAAAAAGCCACAGTTGTCAGGCTTGACCAATAATTCTGCTGATGCTACAATCACAGCATGAAAGGAAAATTCAATATGAACTTGAAAGTCAAAGCTTTGTTGTTGACCCTGGGTGCCCTGGGTGCCAGTGCGGTAGCAGCCCTGGCCACTGTGGAAATTGTTAAAATGATCAGCATCGATCTATTGCCCTGGATAGGCGTAGGGTTTTTGATGGTCATGGCCGTTTATGTTCTTTATAACATGATCTTGGGTCAGCTGCAAGACCAGGCCAAAATCAAGCAAATGATCGCAGAAAAATAACAAAAAACAGTGGCAAAAAAGCCACACAATACGGCGGGTTATTGGAGTTGACCATTAATTCGCCATTTGCTATAATAGATGCATAGTAAGAAACAACCGCACACTAAAGGAGCCAACCATGAGTGCAATTCGAGTCATCAACGGTAACTACCGCGGCCAAGCCGTTGTGAACACTGTGTTTGAACTGGTGTCGGGTTTTCAAACTGGCGCCAAAGGCAGTTTCGTCACTGTCAAAAACGCAGGCCATTTTCCTCGTTGCCCGGATACTGTTCGCATCCGTGTAGACAACATCTCTGACATTGAATACACCACAGGAGAGAGTGTGCAAGAAAACACTGTGAAATTTGAGAAGTCTGTGACTGTGCAGGAAACTGATGAGCAGGCCATGGATCGTATCCGTGAGCGTTTTGAGATCCTGCAAGAAATGACCAAGGCCTGTGTCAGTGGTGACATTCGTGCCATGATTGTGTCGGGCCCTCCTGGCGTGGGCAAGAGCTACGGTGTTGAGCAAGAAATTGACAAGGCTTGTTTGTTTGACAAGCTGGCCAACAAACGACTTCGCGCCGAAGTTGTCAAAGGCAGTGCCACTCCTATTGGCCTGTATCAAACTCTCTACAAATACAGTGACTCCAACTGTGTTGTGGTGTTTGACGACTGCGACAGCATCCTGCTGGACGACGTGGCACTGAACCTGCTGAAAGGTGCTCTTGACTCTGGCAAGAAGCGCAAGATTTCGTGGCTGTCGGAGTCTAGCACTCTGCGTCGTGAAGGCATCCCAGACCAGTTTGAGTTCAAGGGTTCGGTGATTTTCATCACCAACTTGAAGTTCGACACCATGAAGAGCCAGAAGCTGCGTGACCACTTGGATGCACTGCAAAGCCGCTGCCACTACTTGGATCTGACCTTGGACACCATGCGTGACAAGCTCCTGCGTATCCGTCAGATTGCCAAAGATGGCGTGCTGTTTGCAGACTATGATTTTGAGCCTGCGGTGCAAGACGACATCATTGACTTCATGAATGTCAACAAAGATCGTCTGCGTGAAGTCAGCCTGCGCATGGCACTGAAGATTGCGGATCTGCGCAAACTCAGTGTCTTGAACTGGAAGCGCCTGGCTGAGACTACCTGCATGAAGGCAGCTTAAAATGGAAAAAATTGCAGTAATTGTTGGTGCAGTTGTGTTGGGTCTAGCAACGTTGGTATTGATTAGTTTTTTGCTGAGCTGGCCTGTGTACATGTTGTGGAACGGGTGCTTGGTGGGTGCTGTGGCAGGTGTTAGTGAAGTCACCTGGTTGCAGGCCTGGGGCTTGACAATACTGTGTGGCTTTTTGTTCAAGACCACAGTCAACACAAAAGAATGAGACTTTAAAGTTTTCCTGGGCACACAAACGGTTGGCTCCGGCCCGGGCTTTTGACAGGCACTTCGGTGCCTGTCTTTTTGACTTCGGCATGTGGTAAGTATTATAATTGTCTCATGCTCCAACGGTATTTGCACATTGATCTAGGCACAGACTACACCTTGGATTTTGCCATCCACAACACAGTGTTGGCTGATCTTTGGCTGGAACGTATGCATCTACGGCACCCTTACCCGCTGGATCATCCCGACAGGTTTTACAATTTCAATTCAGTGGAACAAGAAATTGCCAGAGCTGAACAAATGATACGCGGCTGCATTGACACAATCAATGCATATCAGCCAATTGTGCAGCAACCATTTACCAATGTCAACGACCAGGACTGTTTGAACTACTTGCATTCAATTTTTGAACAATATCATGGCTTGCTGAATCAACAAAAAACTCGTTGGTGGCTACAGTGCCCGCCGCAGGTAAAAAAAGCGCTGGCCGAACTCAACTTGGCTGTGCATAGATGTGAAACTGTGTCACGAAATCGTAGACCTAGGTTGGTGTGCACTTGGTTTGGTGTGCCCCGTGATGTCACACTGCCTGAAGAAGTCATGCAGGCACATGGCACCTTGCAGCCTGCGTTTGGCAGTGTGTGTATCAACTATGCTGAAATAGGAAAAACTTTATTTGAACTGGCACTAGATCAAGACAAATACATCAGTGATGAAGCATTCAAACCTTTTGCACACTATGCTCCAGATTTTGTTGTGAATTTTTATGAAACAACGCAACACATGGTAGACAAACGATTTGATCTAATGAAACCGTACTATCAAGTGCATAGAGATTTTTTTGACAGCCACGGTTATCCAGAGTTTGATCATGTCAAGCTGCTGCCTTTGTGGTTTCCAGTGGCACAGTTGATTGAGCGTGTGCCTCGTGATCAGTTGTTTGAAGACATACGTCAACGACAGTTTGTAACCAAAGTTTATATAGATGAAACAAGCCACCATAGTCATACGTGATGAAGTCAACATCAAGATAGAAGGCCTGGATCTTGACATGCGCCGGCGCCTGGTGTCGGCCTTCAAGTATGATGTGCCTTATGCTAGATACTTGCCAGCCGTGAGACTGGGCCGCTGGGATGGAAAAGTCAGCTATTTTCAACTGGGTGGCTCTACTTACACCAACCTGCTGCCTGAGATATTGCCAGTGTTGGAGCAATACAACTGGGACGTTGAACTAGACGATCAACGTGATTACTCAGTGACATTTGCGTTTGAACCTGTGACCGAGCAACGTTGGGCCAACCGTGCGTGGCCCGCTGGGCATCCTGCTGCTGGTGAGCCTATTATGTTGCGTGACTATCAGGTAGAGATTGTCAACAACTTTTTGGCCAATCCACAGTGCATACAAGAAGTGGCCACTGGCGCAGGCAAGACCATTATGACTGCCACTCTCAGTGCCGCAGTGGAACCCTATGGTAGATCAATTGTGATTGTGCCCAACAAAAGTCTTGTGACACAAACAGAAAAAGACTATCGCAACGTAGGGCTTGATGTGGGTGTTTATTTTGGCGACCACAAAGAACACGGGCATCAGCACACCATCTGTACATGGCAAAGTCTCAACGTACTGCTGAAAAATACCAAGAACGGCCAAGGTGACTGCACCATACAAGACTTTATTGAAGGTGTGGTATGTGTAATTGTAGACGAAGTGCACATGGCCAAGGCCGATGCACTGAAAACTCTGTTGACTTCGGTGATGGCGCAAGTGCCAATTCGTTGGGGTTTGACTGGAACCATACCCAAAGAGAAGTTTGAAAGTCAGGCCCTGCTAGTGAGCCTGGGTCCTGTGATCGGCAAGTTGAGTGCCAACGAACTGCAACAGCAAGGTGTGTTGGCTCAGTGTCATGTGAACATTGTGCAGCTACAGGATCATGTTGAATATGCCAATTATCAAAGCGAGCTCAAATATTTGCTGGAAGAGTCAGGCCGGCTGGATGCCATGGCCGAACTCATAGAGCATGTGAATCAAACTGGCAATACTTTGGTGCTGGTGGATCGTGTGGCAGCAGGCACAGAGCTGGTGTCCCGACTGGGCAATCGTGCGGTGTTTGTGTCGGGAGCAACCAAGGCCAAAGACAGACAGGACGAGTATGATGAGGTGGCAGAGGCAACAGATAAAATCATTGTGGCCACATATGGCGTGGCCGCAGTGGGCATCAACATCCCTCGTATTTTCAATCTTGTGCTTGTTGAACCCGGCAAGAGTTTTGTGCGAGTCATACAAAGCATTGGGCGAGGAATCCGCAAAGCCGAAGACAAAGACCACGTGCAGATCTGGGACATAACCAGCACCTGCAAATTTGCCAAGCGTCACTTAACCAAACGCAAAGCCTACTATCGCGAAGCCAACTATCCATTCTCACAAGAAAAACTCGAGTGGATGCAGATAAAGTAGTTGACTTTGTGATAAATTTTCTATACACTACAAACATGAGAATACTAACACTGGACAACCAGCCCTATGATCTAGATCATTTACCTGAAGAAGTGGATGACATGAGATTTTCAATACTGGACAACTCTAACCCAGCTGAGCCAGATTACCACTTTATACCTTTGATTTTTTTAGAAAGTTTTAATGCACCTGCTTTGGTGTTGCGAATTGGTCAGCATACGTTAAAGATGCCTATGGATTGGCAGGTGTTAATAGGCGAACCCGACATAGGAGATCTTGAAGTGCTGCCGTTGACTTCAATCAACGATCGTGGCTTCAAAGTATTCCAGTTCAATCCACTAACTAGCTTCCGTCCCAGCTTTCCAGATATAGAAATTTTAGATGTGTACCATGAGGTCAGCTGGTATGCGCCCAAGTTAAAAAATGGGCAGTTGCTGGCAGTGCCTATCAGCGATGGTCCTGATCCCGACTGTGTGTATTTTGTCAAAGACGTAAGTCGTAACTGTGAGATTGTCGACTACAATAAAGCCTGGTAGGTCATTGATAAAATCTTCTGCCGGTTACAGGGTCAACTTGAATCTTTTTTCCTTTTTTAGACTCGGCTACTTTTTGGCGATGTGACTCGGATATAGGACCCAACTTTCTGCCGATGAGACTTTGCGATATTTTTTCTTTTGTTTCGGCGGTCAATGGACTTCTTTTCTTTCCTGTGTTTGCTTTGGCAATTTTTTCTCCCCATGTAACTGTTCGAGATTTTCCTAATTTAGATTCGGCTATTTTTTGTTTTGATTCTTCGGAATGCTTATAAAATCTACTTCTCTCTTTTGCTGCCTTAGACATTTCTAGCTTTATTGATTCGTAGACTCTAGCAGTAACTTTGAATCTTTTATGCTTGTTACTAGAAAACACCATTCTCCAAGCAGCAAAAGCCATTTTAGATTTTTGAATGCCATTGGTCATTCTAATCAACAGTTGATGGCATATAAGATGTTCTTTTGCAGTTAACTTTACGATATTTTCTGGGTCGTTGGTTCCCCCTAACGAACGTGGAATAATATGATGTTTTTCTACATAAGTATCGTGACCCAAAATTCTTGATTTTGCCTCGGAAACTATGTTATAGTAGTATTTAGAATATTTGTTAGATAGGAACATAATGTATTTATACAATCAAGTTTATTTCAAGGCATGGTAATGTATACTGAACCGCAAGTGTTTGAAATGTTGAATAGGATGGTGCGAATTTATGTGGAAAGCTATCCTGAAGACCGTGAGAATCTAGAACGATTCTTGCGTTGGGCCTACCACCAGTATGGATATAGTTATGGGCAGTCTTAAACCTGGCGCCACATACATTTACGAACGTGATGGCAATCGTATCTACGCCAGAGAGTTTGGATCAACACAGAGACAGATTGTTGGCTATGACAGTAATGTGCAAGAATTCAAAGAGCGCAGATACTACATGAATCACATCAACGAATTGTTGTTGATGTGCGAACAAGATGCGGGCATGCGGCAGTTGCTGGAACAATTGTTTGTGCTGTACAATTTAAAGAAAACTCATGAGTGATCGACTTAACATTGCCAACGAAATGCGGATGTTTGATCGCAAGGTCAGAACATTCTATGACGATCTCACTGCAGAAGAAAAGAAAAAGTTTAGTAACTATCTCATGATACGTTGGGGCTCAGCAGTGGAAGGTTCGAGAGAATTGCAAGAGTTCTATGTAATTGCCACCAATGAACGTTTGAACAAACACTTCTTTTCAGTGGCAAAACATCCCAAACTACAATGGCTTATGTCTACTTCTGTAAGCCCTGGTTTGGGCACACATCGACATCCTTGGATAGCTCCTAAGAAAAAACAATCTGGTGCATCGGCCCGACGTCGGGCATTGGAAGCTATCTTTCCCCACTACAAAGATGACGAGATAGATGTCATGATGGTCATTGTCACACAAAAAGAAATAGACGAATACAATCGCGCCGCCGGCAACGACAAATGACAGTGTCAACCCACCAAAAACCCACTGACATTCGCTATCAGTGTCAATACTGTCAAAAAAACTTTGTGCGAGAAAGCAGTTTGGCAGTGCATGTTTGTGAAGCCAAACGACGCAGACAACAGCGCAACGAACGCGGTGTCGAACTAGGGTTCCAGGCCTACATTCGCTTTTATGAAATCACACAAGGGTCAGCTCGCCTCAAAACATTTGATGACTTTGCTGATTCGGCCTACTATCGTGCTTTTGTAAAGTTTGGCAGATACTGTGTGGATACTCGAGTGATCAATCCTCGTCAGTTTCTTGAGTGGTTGTTGAAACACAACAAAAAGCTAGATCACTGGGCATCAGATCAAATCTACACTGAATATTTGTTGACCTACTTGCCATTGGAAAATGTAGCCGACGCCTTGGCACGTGGTGTAGAATTCAGCATGGACTGGGCAGAAAAACACAATGCTCAATCACATCACTGTTTGAGATATGGCAGTGTTCCTGCACTGTGCTATGCCATCACAGCAGGGCGCATCTCGCCATGGATCATTTATAACTGTGAATCAGGACAGCAATTTTTAAACTCGCTGACATCTGACCAAGTTGCAATGATTTGGTCTTACATAGACAGTGATGTGTGGCAAAAGAAGTTTGCAGACTATCCTGCAGATCAAGCCTATGCGCAGGAAATTTTGACCAAGGCAGGTTGGTAATGAAAATACTGTGTTTAGGGAACAATACCGAAGACACTGATCGGTTAACCACTGAGCTGGCCAAACACAACAGCAGTGAGTGTCGAGGGTTATTAACTACTCTGGATGAAAATTGTTTGAATCACAATCACACAGGGTATTATCATACCACTGTGGTGGACATAGACTATGGGCAATTGTTGCGTCTGGCCAAACAGTTTGATCAACTGGTAGTGTTAAATCAGCCCAAAGAATCATACAATCATCCAGATTTTTTTTACAAAACTGTTCGTATAGCCACTGAACTAGAACAGTCAATGCTGGTTGAATGGCAGAATTCTGATATGAAGAAGTCAATAAACTTTTTCAATGAACTGATTCAGACCAACAAGGCTTTTTGTATTTTTCCGTTTATCGAACTGCTAACCAACAATGATCATACCACAGTGTGTTGTCGAAGTACCACGCCTGTTACTCATGTCAATGAATTGACAAACTTTGGCACTGATAAAAATTATCAAACGATAAGACAAAACATGATAGACGGAGTACTGATCCCACAACATTGCAACACCTGCTACAGTGTGGAAAAAATGGGTATGATCAGTGCTCGACAGCAAGAAACAGTTGAATGGGCCAATCGATTGAACTTGACGTCGCTTGACGATTTACAAAAAATCAGCAAACCTGTATACTATGAAGTAAGACCAAGCAACAAATGTAACTTACAATGTAGGATGTGTGGGCCAAGCAGCAGCGAGTTGATCAATCAAGAATATTTCAAACTTGAAATCATTGACAAAATGGTAGATTTGGCCTACAGCGGATTTGACATTGTTGATCTTGAGTCAGTGAAAAAATTGTATGTGGCCGGCGGCGAACCCACTGCTATGCCTGAATTCTTTGATTTCTTGGATAGGTGTATTGACAACAGCAATAATTTTGAATTCACTGTCAACACCAATGCCAACAAGTTCAGTGACCGGTTCAAACGACAGTTACAAAAACTGCCCCATGTACAGTTCATTGTCAGCATTGATGGCTATCAAGATCTAAATCATTATATTCGTTGGCCCAGCAACTGGAATTCAATTGTTGAAAATGTAAAGTATCTCTGTGAGAATCAACATGTGGTATCGTTTAATGTGACTGTGAGCATGTACAATGTGTCAGAATTACACAATCTTTTGAGTTTTTTTGATCAAGAGTTCCCAGGTACGTTGATTCATGCGCAATTGGCAGGCGGTATTACCTCACCATTGAATTTTCCAAATTCTGATCTGGTGCTCGAAGATTTACAAAAAGCTACAACTCTACAGTGTTATCAAAACGATTGGTTACTGAAAAATTTTATTGACTCATTGATCACACATTTTCAAACAGCCAATGCCACAGTTGACCTAGAGCCATTTTTACGATTCAATAGCAAATTAGATGCCAATAGAAATATCAGTATGAAACAACATGCTAAAAAACTTTGGCAAGCCATACAAAGCTCGCAACCAAAATGATTACAGCTTTTTCCATACTTGTGCTGCTACAAATCAAACATTGGTTGGTAGATTTTGTGCTTCAAACCGATGAAGAAATACGCTGGAAAGGCCAGTATCTTGACTGGCGTGGAGCCAAGCACAGTGTCAAACACGGAATTACCACTGGCCTAGTGTTGGCAATCATGAACATTGATATATCAGTGGCACTGTTGTTGGCGCTGTTGGATTTTGCGGCGCACTATCACATTGACTGGATCAAAATGAATTGGGGCAATCAAGACATTCGCACACCACAATTTTGGCAACATTTTGGCTTGGACCAACTAGCACATCAGTTGACCTATGTTGGCATTGTAGCTATAATTTTCTAGAGTGTAATTTTATGAGTGCTGATATTGACATTGATGTATCTGACCGAGATGTTTTGCTGAAGCTTATACAGCATGTGCCAGCGCGACTCAGCAACGGGCGCCGACACAATTCAGGCATTTATGTCACAGAAATTCCCAGAGATCCAATCACTCAATGTGCTGCTATTGATCACGAAACTGCTGAATCTCGTGGGTATTTCAAAATTGACATTCTGAACATGAGTGTGTACAGCTTGGTAACCAGCCCTGAGCACTATCAACAGATGTTGACCACGGAACCGCCATGGTCAAGACTGTGGCTGGATCCTGAGTGGGCCAAGCAGCTGGTGCATGTGGGCAACTATACTGATTTGTTGGCCATAATGAAGCCAGATTCAATTCCCAGAATGGCTGCTTTTATCTCAATCATACGTCCAGGCAAAGCACATCTACAACGTCGCCCTTGGGCAGAAGTTTTTGCATCAGTGTGGGACGGCAATGACAGCCGAGGTTACACGTTCAAAAAGTCACATGCTGTGAGCTATGCTGCTCTGGTAGCGCTGCACATGAACTTAATCCATGCGCCTGACCAAGGTAATTGATTTTCTTTTGCTTTTTTTCTTGGCAATGTCCTGCAGGCTGCAAGCTGGTCCATGCAAAATTTCTAGATCTTTGTTGCTGAATGTGCGTAGTGTAACGCGAAACTTGTCCCATTCGCCGCGCAGAAAAATGTTGATGGGTATGGACCTATTGCTCTCCCACCACCACGTGCTGGCCAGCTCTAGATATTCTACTTTTTCGGTTTGATTTTGTATTGCGCCAAAATCGTAAATGGTGGTCACTGCATCATCACGATTTTGCACCACACCCACATATTCTTCATTGGCATACACACACAAGGTAATAAATGGATACTTGGCCGCCAGTTTTTGAAATATATCATTGCCCATAAATATTGCTTGAGGATCCTATGTATTCAACCACCGTTTACTTATACCAACAGATTACCAAAGTGTTGTTAGTTGACACCAGTGGTGGATATTTTACAGCGAGGTACGACCCAGTGTATGCTAAACAATTAACTGTAAACAAAGGCGTGGACAATGTGTTGTTGTTTGAATTCATCAATCAAGAACAAAAACCAGTGAACATCACAGGCAGCAGCTTTGTTTTTAGACTCATGAATCAAACTGGTGACCAGTTGCTGGTCGAAAAACCCATGGTCACACTGAGTGCAACTCTTGGCAGAGTCAAAGTGGTGCTGGAAACTGAAGACACCATTGAACTTGTGGCACAACCTGCTTCTTACAGCATCCAGCGCACTGCTGGCGACTACGTACAAGCCGCCTATGTTGATGCCAATAGTCAAGCTCGAGCTGATTGCAACATTGTGGATTCAGTGTTGCCGCAGTTTGTGCCCAGTCGTGAACTGACCATACCCACAATCTATGGCAAAGCACAGCAGTTGGTTCCTGGACCAACCAATTGGCCAGACTGGGCGCTGTATCCGCAGCCAGTTAACACCACACAGCTCACAGAGTTTTACTCCAGTCAGATACCTACCAATGATCAAAGCTTGACCACGGTAAAAATGGATCTTGATCACTTCACTGGCACAATCAAATTTCAGGCAGCTGAGAATTATCAAAGTGTTTGGTATGATGTTACCCAGAGCTGGGAATTTTTTAACGAAACCAGCACACAGTATTTCAATGTGATTGGGTTTCATAATCTTTTGAGAGCAGCTTTCAACAACAGTCAAGGGTTTGGTGCACAGGCAACTGCTCAGGTCACTCCCGAAGGTGTGATCACTGGTATTGCAATAACCAATGCCGGGCAAGGTTATGTGGCACCTCCCAAAGTGCAAATTTTGGGCAACGGTGCTGGAGCCGAAGCCGTGGCCACAATTGGAGTAGACGGTAGTGTTGGTGCTATCACCGTGATCGACGGTGGTTCAGGTTACTTGCCAATTCAGTATCAAGGCTCTCAACAGGCCACGGTTCTGATAACCACAGGCACCATTACCAATCTCCAATATCGTTGATTTTTGTCACGCAACAGTGTACAATCACTAGATGCTTGACATCCTGACGTATCTGCCAGCCCGACGCAAACAGACTCCGTCAGGCTGGATCAGTTTTAACTGTCCGGTATGTGATGATCGACGCACACGTGGTGGCCTTAAACCCAGTGACACTGGGTGGAGCTATCATTGTTTCAACTGTTCCGCTACTGCCAGTTTTGTGCTGGGTCGGTCTTTAGGATATCGAGCACGAAAGTTGTTGGGGGCATTGCATGTACCCGAACAAGAAATTGACCTGCTGAATCTTGAAAGCATGCGGCATCGCAGTGTGCACGGTATCTTGGACGAGCGTGCCAGAGTGGCCAACCAACTCAGTGCCATTGACTTTGAGGAAATGGATGACTTTCCTCCTGGCAGCGAAGTGATCACTCCTGAACTGCCCAAATACTGGCAGTACCTTAGAGATCGTGGTGTGCCTGAAGACTTTCCAGCCATGACTACCATACGCACTGATGGTGTTCACTGGGTGCGTGAACACATCACTATTCCATTTACTCACGATGGGCGTGTGGTGGGCTGGACTGCCAGAATGTTAGATGGCCGTGCGCCCAAGTTCATCAGTCATGCTCAACCAGGCTATGTGTTTGGTATTGATCTACAGCCGGCCAACTGGCAACATGTGTTGGTCATGGAAGGCATCTTTGATGCACTCAGCACTGGCGGTGTGGCAGTGATGCACAACACCATTTCAGATGCACAGGCCAGGCTGATACGCACTCTAGACCGTGCAGTCACTGTGGTGCCAGATCAGGATCGTGCTGGATTGGAACTGATTGATCGTGCTGTGGAACTGGGCTGGGCCGTAAGCATACCTGACTGGCCCGATTGCAAAGACGCCAATGATGCTGTGCGAAAGTACGGACGCTTGGCAACACTGCTAACTATTATGCAGGCACGTGAAACCAGCCGTGTCAAAATTGAATTGAGGAAAAAACAACTTGCTAAAAGATTACTCAGTTGATGTGCAACGACTGTTTTTGGAAATGATGCTGGAGGACGCAGCCAGTTATGTTCGCGTTCAAAACATCTACAATCCAGACAACTTTGATCGCAGTTTGAGATCTGCGGCCAAGTTTATCAAAGAGCATTCGGATCAACACAAAACACTGCCAGACCGTATACAGATCTCTGCCACCACTGGAGTGAAGCTGGAGCCAGTGCCTGATCTCAATGAAGGCCACTATGAGTGGTTCATGACTGAGTTTGAAGCATTTACTCGACGACAAGAGCTGGAACGTGCTATTCTCAAGTCAGCAGACTTGTTGGAAAAAGGTGAGTTTGAGCCTGTAGAAAAACTGATCAAGGATGCTGTGCAGATTAGCTTGACCAAGGATCTTGGCACAGACTTTTGGCTTGATCCTGAAGGCATGTTCAGCAAATACTTTGATGCTGGCGGACAGGTCAGCACAGGCTGGGGACAACTGGATCGACTGCTGTATGGTGGCTTCAGCAGAGGCGAACTCAATATCTTTGCCGGCGGTTCAGGTTCAGGCAAGAGTCTTGTGATGATGAACATTGCGCTGAACTGGGTGCAGCAAGGTTTGCATGGTGTTTACATCACTCTAGAACTTTCAGAAGAACTCACTGGTCTACGCACAGCAGCCATGTTGACCAACATGAGCACCAAAGAAATTCGCAAGGACAAAGAAACAGCAGCACTCAAGGTCCGGCTGGTGGGCAAAAAATCTGGCAGCTACCAAGTCAAGGCTTTGCCAGCACAGAGCAACATCAATGACATTCGTGCGTTCTTGAAAGAGTATCAGATCAAGACTGGGCACCGGGTGGACTTTATCATGGTAGACTACTTGGACTTGCTGATGCCTGTCAGTGCCAAGGTCAGCCCCAACGACTTGTTTGTCAAAGACAAGTATGTTTCAGAAGAATTGAGAAATCTAGCCAAAGAGCTGGGTATCTTGATGGTCACTGCATCGCAGTTGAACCGGTCGGCTGTGGAGGAAATTGAGTTTGATCACTCGCACATATCGGGTGGTATCTCAAAGATCAACACAGCAGACAACGTGTTTGGTATCTTTACGTCACGGGCCATGAAGGAACGTGGCAAGTATCAAATACAGTGTATGAAGTCGCGCTCGTCCACGGGCGTGGGGCAAAAAATTGACTTGGAGTACAACATTGAAACCATGCGCA